CGCCTGTGCTACCATTGGTGGTGCGACGTAAAGTTGCGAAAATATGCGCCCGTAGCTCAGCTGGATAGAGTGTCAGACTCCGACTCTGAAGGTCGTGCGTTCGAATCGCATCGGGCGTGCCAACATAATGTCAAGCCCACGCTAAAAATTTTAGAGTGGGTTTGACATTTTCTGTAGCCGTGTTAAACGGCAGCAAAATCATTTGAGTTTCGGACGTTTCATTTCATGACTTTTGAGTCGGTTATGCAAACTGAAGATACATGAAATTTGGTGATGAATCATCTACTCCACCGTTTCACATTTTTTCTTGTTAGTTAAATTGATTTCAAATGATTTCCAGATTATCTCAACACGGTTATTTGGATAAACCAAAACCTTATCAATACGCTCATCCACAAGATGGGCAGTCAGCTTTTTTTCTTTCAGAGCATTGTCCGCACTGTTTTGCTTCTTTTTCAGATTGCAAATATCATTAGCTTCACTTTTGGATTTGACGTGACTGCAAGCTACCCATTGCTGATTGGTGTCATATTCAGCCTTTTTCTGCATATAAGCATCCAAGCTAATCTCATCGAGTACGAAACTCTCGTATAATTCACGCTTTGCAACTTCCATCTGCTCATAACTCATAATGTCAAACACTGGAGTTTTGCTATATTTCAAAGCAGTGTAATCCACACCTATAGTGTTCTTAGCTTCTTCATGTATCTTGCTTAAAACTATGGACTCTAAATCAATAGCAGCAATCTTTAGACCATGACACTCTAAGTCTTCGGCGGCTCTGGAGTAATAGCAACAGAAAACTTCGTTTTTAGTCGTACTGCGTCGCAACTTGTGACCGCAACAACCACATAGAACTTTACCTTTAAGATGGCTTGCACCGCTGTAACGCTCGGAAGTACCCGTCTTTTTACTTCTGAGTGTTTCGCCCTTTGTTAGCATACGCTCTTGAATTTCATCAAAGACCGATTTTTCAATAATTGCCGGATGATGATTAGGTATGCGTATCCATTCTGCTTTTGGCACTTTTATGACATTTTTGCCGCCAATTTCTTTTTTCTTAGTTTTTCCCGCAATATATGTGCCTATATACTGCTCGTTTTCTAGTATAGAATGTAGTTTCGATTCATCCCATAGACAAAGCGTGGTGTTTCCATTACTTCTTCGTGAATGTTGTTTGTACTCAGATGGAGTTAGGTGCTTATCATTATATAAGCGCTTTATAATCTGCGTAACGCTTTGTCGTTCAATCGCTAATTTGAAAATCAGTCGTACAGTTTCCGCTGCAACTTCGTCAACTTCAAGCTGTTTTCCAACCTTTTTGTAGCCAAATGCGCAATTTTTTGTGATTAACTCACCACGTATAGCCTTTTCCCACCTTGCAGCCTTGATTTTTCTCGATAAATCTTTGCTGTACTGTTCATGGATGAGGTGCTTAAACGCAATATCAGGACCTCCGGTATCACCCTCATACTTTGCCGAATCATAATCATCCGATATTGATATGAAGCGTATACGATACAATGGGAACACACGCTCAATGTAATATCCTGTATCAATCATGTCACGTCCAAAGCGCGATAAATCTTTCACGATTATACAGTTAATCTGCCCCAGTCTTACAAGTTCCAGTAGTTCCTGCACAGCAGGGCGCTCAAAATTCATACCACTGTGACCATTATCCACAAACTCCATGACCGAGGTGCAAGATATATTCATATCTGCAATACGTTTGTCAATCAAGAGCCGTTGATTTTCAATGCTTAGGCTATCAGATTTCGCATCTTCAACCGAAAGTCGGATATATTTGCCGATAACATAATCAACTTGCATTGCGAGCCTCCAGTCCACCATTGGTTATACGACGATTTCCCCCATGCAACCGTAGATGTTCTGGGACAAAAAAGCGTGATGTTGAAAACTCGTCCCTAAAATTAAATAGGACATCAAAGCTCTTGTCAGGCTGAACGCTGACTTTGGAAATGAGCACGTCAACAATCTCAGAAGTTAGCGCCTCATTGCCGAGTATGAATGAAACTGCGTCATTCATGTCACATAATTTTTCAGCTTGATATTTTGCTTCATATTGTCTGTTACGGATTTCATTTGCTTGTTGATGCAAAAAAGCTATCTCTACTTCGTAATCAGATTTCAGTTGGATAAACTCACTCTGCTCTATCAATCCATCAACAAGGTTTTCATAAAGGCTTTGGAGCATACGTCCATCTTTATCCAAACTTATGTTTATCTCACGTAATTCCGATGCGATTTTTTCAGAGTTTGCAATCTTCTCCAAGCTGACGCTTTTTCCAAGTATAACTTCTGAATGTTTTGTTAGCATAACAAGCAGTTCGGTAAGCAAGTCAGCTTCTTTAATAGACACAACTGTGCAGGAGTCTTTAGAGTAAACTTGCTGTGATATGCAACGGAACCAGTAAACACCACTTTTGCTGTCCCTGTGCCGCCTCATGATGCGACCACAGTTAGCACACAATACTTTCCTACCAAAGATATTTGGTGAGTATGGCGTCGCATTTTCCAGTAAGGCTTTCGTTTGCTCAATAGATTCCTGTCTAATAATCTGAACCTTGTCAAATGTTTCATTAGATATAATCGGCTCATGCATATTGGGCACACAAATCCATTCCGATGGAGTTATAGCAGCCCCTCTGCCATTTGTTGTTCTTGATTTTCCTTGTACCATATCACCGAGATACATCCTGTCGGACAGGATTTTTGTTATTGTATTGACTTTCCAATAACCATAACCGAGCAGTTTTTTGTTTTTCCTATAACCTTTTGAATAATTGTAGTAGTTTGGGGATATAGTGCATTTGTTGTTAAGTTGCCGTGCAATGTCATTACAACATACGCCGCTACATGCCAAATCAAATATATGCCGGACTACAGGCGCAGTGTCCTTGTCAATAATTAGTTTATGGCAATCATTAGGGTCTTTCATGTAGCCGTATGGTGCATATCTTCCGACATAACGCCCATCTGCTATGTTTTGTTTATGTACCGAGCGAACCTTTCGGCTTATATCCAAGGCATAAGTCTCTGCTATTATATTTTTGAGCGGAATCAGTAACCCTCCGTCACCATCCAAACTATCATAATCGTCTGTGATAGCTACAAAGCGGACTCCCAGCAGTGGAAGCACCCTTTCAAGATAATATCCTGCATCTATCGCATTTCTGCCAAAACGTGTAAGGTCTTTGACAATAACGCAGTTTATCTTACCGGCTTCTATGTCTGCCATCATCCGCTGAAATCCGGGACGTTCAAAGTTAGTGCCTGTATTATCTTTGTCGGAATATATTGCGACAAGGTTAATATCGGGAGCAGTGGAGATATAGTTTTCTACTATATTTCTTTGCGTTTCTATAGAATCGCCACGTTTCCTTTTGTCATTGCTAGACAGTCGTACATATCCACCCGCATTGTAATGTACACGCTCTTTTACAGGAGTTTCGGGATTGCAAACATCATATAAATGTTTTCTGCTTTTTCTAGCCATTATGCAACCTCCTTCGGGAGAATAACGCAAGCTCTTTCAAATTCAGCCTGATAGTTAAATGTTATCTGAAGCTCATGCTTACTGATAACACGTATACTTTGAATCAAATTAATAACCATTCGCCTGTCAAGTTCTGTAATCCCTTCAAAACGTTTGAACTGTTCTATCCAATGCAAGCGCTCGCCTTTGCCTGATAAAATATCATCATGCTGCTTTTTGAGCATGGATATTGCGTCGCAAAGACGGGTCTCATCGTCGGAATATTTAGATTTCAACGATGTATAGTCTACTTTGGTGATAATCCCTTGAACCAGATTCTCATATAGTTTGCTTTTGAAGCGCAATATTTGACTTAACTGTTGCTCATTTTCATCAATCTGTGTTAGATACTGCTGAGCAAGTGTACTTGCAACTCGCTGTTCATCGCTACCTGCAAGGATAGTGTCAATTGAAGCAATGTTAGCGATTTGAGCCTTAACGCACTCCGTCACATGCTTGTGCAACACATCCTCTCTTAGCATTACAGCATCCGTACATCCCCGCTTCTTTGTAGTGGGGCAGTAGTAATAGTGATACTTCTCACCCTTGTATGGAACAGCTTTTCGCGTCATCCTCGCACCACAGCATCCGCATATCAGTATTCCTGACAAAAGATAGACAGCATCATTGCCCGGCGAAGTGCGAGTATCGAGCCGCATAATACGCTGCACCAATTCAAAATTCCGAACTTCAATAATTCCCTCATGAGCGTTCTCCGTACGTTGCCACTCTGATGTAGGCTTATTAATTATGTCTTTTATTTTGTAATTGAATGTGCTCTGTTTTCCTTGTAAAAGCGTGCCTGTATAGGTTTCATCATGTAAAATTCTGATAATAGTGTTCGGTGACCACTTTGCGCCGTCTTTATAGGCAAAACCGCCTTTTGGATGCGGAAGACCACGGTCTTTTTTGTATTCCAGTGGCGACATTACACCTAATGTGTTCAAAGACTGTGCAATCTTGCATGCGCTCATCCCAGCAATTTTCATTTGGAAAATATCACGTACCACACTTGCGGGATACTCATCTATAACAAGTTGATTTTTGTTGTTTTCATCTTTCCTATAGCCGTAAATAGGGCAAGCTCCTACATAGTCGCCATTTTCACGTTTTATGTTCAAAGCAGAGCGAATTTTTATTGATATATCGCGACAATATGCATCATTCAATATGGATTTTACTGATACGAGAAGATTGTCGCTGCTGTCGTGCAAGGTATCAATGTTGTCATTGATTGCAATGAATCGGACACCGTATGCCGGGAGAATCCGCCTTAGGTATCGCCCCGTTTCGATGTATTCACGACCAAAGCGTGACAAGTCTTTAACTATGATACAGTTAATTTTCTCATCCTCGATGTCTGCCATCATTTGCTTAAAAGCGGGACGGTCAAATAGTATTCCAGAAACTCCGTCGTCCACCCATTCAGAAACAGCTTCAATGTCAGGATGATTTTCTATGTAACTGTCTAGTTGCTTGCGCTGATTAGATACACTCTCACTTTCATAGTTTTTATCTTTTGTGTATGATTTTCGTATATACTTTGCTGCTTTATATATTTTTTCGGACATAGCAAATGCACTCCTTGTAATGATTTTCCATAAGCCTATAAATCAAGGGGTGCGGTTTGGTCATATTCAGCTACTCTTTTTCAGTTGCCATCATAGCACCGCCTTGTTTTGTTGTCGAGTTTGTCAACCTACATTTAATTCATAACTCTTTTTAGGCAATCCTCCAGTGAAGGACTATTCTCTGTAAAACACGCCCTCACAGTGAACTTACCGCATTTGAAGTTATAAGGGTCTTTGATTTGCCTTATATATTCGTCAATGCGTTCTTGCTTCGACAGGCTTCCGTCTATCGACACATCACAGATGTCTACTAATTGCTCGCTTTGTGCTGTTTCGTTCATAACGACTTTTCTCCTTTTTCCAAAAGATACACCTTTTCCCAAGTTGGGAAAAGGTTGCATAATAAATTTCTGCTATCTGTGTGAGGATGCAAGCTTTCTCTTTCGTGTTCTAATAAAAAAAGAAGCTTGCATAAAGACAAGCCATCACACAACCAACGTTTTTCAAAAGATGGTGTGATAGCTCGTGTGAAAAGTGTGCCTCTTTTAGCTAAACAAACTCATTTGATTAGCCGACATACTACCTGTATCAACCGAAGCGAACTCAATGTCTGTGAGTGCTTCATCAATTACATTCGGCGATTCCATCAGCCACTCGTCAGCGTACTTATGCGGAATAATTACAGGCATTCTATCATGTATGGGATATATTGATTCAGTTGCTTTGCGCGTGAGAATCGCAAAGTTTCCGTCCTCTGTGTATATCCCGGCCATGTACATCATCATTCTATCCGGTAGCGTGAAGATGTATTTTTCTCTTTCATTCTTACCTATCTTCTTCCATTCGTAATAGCCGCTTGCCGGTATTAAGCATCTGCGGTTAATGAATGAGTCCGCAAAGGTCTTTTTCTCTGCCACTGTTTCGCTACGTGCGTTAATGTGCGGTCTGCTTTCGTTATAGAAATTATGGATTCCCCATTTCCTGAAAGATACTTCTCTTCCGGCGGATACTGCCGGAACAATGTTTGTCGGGAAAATCTCTCCACCCCTGAAAGGTGTGGACATCAGATTCTCCGTGATATTCATTTCCGCTTTTCTTACAATATCTTGCAGTACATCATCATCAATCTCTATTAAATATCTTCCACACATATTGCACTCCCTACGCTACGACTTTGCCGTATGCCATAAAGCCCATATCCTCTTTTATTTCTTTATCTTCATAATCTGAGTTAAGTGACCGTAAAATAATTTTATCGTTATCTATAATCAACTTTTTTACCAAGACATCACTATCATAATGGAAAACTCCTATTTCACCGTGTTTGATATCAGGGGTTTCGTGAATCCAAATAATCTGCTCATGTTGAATGAGCGGTTTCATACTG